GTAAATGCAGCTCTTGGACTTTCTTTGGAAATAACTGAAAATCATAAAGAAGATGCAAGAAAACTATTAGAAATATTGCACATAGAAGAACAAAGACTGGATATAGCAGATAAGTTAGTAGACACTGGTGCAGCTTTTAATTCAGCTTTGAAAACTCAAGAGAATATGGTTAAGTTCTTGAATACAAGTGCTAGTAAGAGATTCCAATTAGATTTGAAAATATTGAAGTTACAACAACAAATTGTACAACTTACTTCAAAAGACATGCTTAAAAGTACAAAAGAGCTTATTAATTTTCAAGGTGAGTTAGAAGAAAATAGAGAAAGAGGAGTAGTAAATTTAGAAGCAGCTACTAGAGAAATACAATCACAAATAGACTTATTAATAGCAATGAAAGATCCTATAGAACAAATAGGAAAAACACTACTAGAGTCTTTTGATAAATCAGCTATATCTGAACTTACTAAACTAATAGATACTATGGACTTAAGCGAGTTCGGTGGCGATGAAATGATTAATGGAATAGCAAAATCAATGAAAAAAGCACTTGCAGGACAAATGGCAGAAAGTATAATTAGACCAATGACTGATAAATTAACTCCTGAGGCTTTTAAATTAAACAAATCATTAAACCCAGCAGAACAGATGCTATTAGCTCATAAAAAACATATTGTTGGACTTGCAGATGTTTTAAATCAACATGTTGCAGCAATGGGCGCAACAATGGGAGTTAAAGCACCAGACATATCTGCTGGAGGAGCAATAACAGAAGCAAAAAATAAAGATTTATACTCAACTGGTGGAGATACTTTACCTGGTGGTTTCAAAGAAAAATTTAAGGAAATGGCAGGTGGGATTAAAAATTTCATCTTCGGTAGAGAAGAAAAAGTTGGTATATCTGGCTTTGACTTTGGTGCTTATTTGCAAAGTAAACTGGCAGGTACAAAAGGAGACCCACTAGAAGGATATAGTGAAGAAGACAAAGCTACATTATTTTCAACAGGAAAAATAGAGGGAGAAAGAGCAATACCTAACATATTCGAAAGATTCTTTGGGGAAGATGGAATGTTCTCTAGAGTAGGTTCAAAAATATTTGGGGAAGATGGAATGTTCTCTAAAGTAGGTAGCAGCTTATTCGGAGAAGATGGATTATTATCAGGACTATTCTCAGGTGGCGGAGGTTTACTAGAAGGGCTCAAAGGTGCGTTCAGTGGAATATTTGGAGCACTTAAAGGTGCTGGAGGTGGCATACTGTCAGCTATAGGTGGTATGTTCGGCATGCCTACAGGTCTAGCTAAAGGTGGAATCATAGGCGATATACAAGCTATGGCTAAAGGTGGTATAACAGGATATAATAGAGGCGGAATTGCAACTCAACCTACTTATCTTGTAGGAGAAGGAAAAAACAACGAAGCAGTAGTACCACTACCTGATAACAAAAGTATACCAGTAAATTTAGGTGGAGCAACAGGTTCTACAAATAATACAAATATTAGTGTAAACGTATCAGATGGCGGAACAACTACAAAAATGGAAGCTGATGGAGCTAAAGAAATGGCAAGTGCAATTAATATGGCAGTACTAGCCGAGATAGAAAAACAACAAAGACCGGGCGGATTACTAGGAGTATAATATGGCAATAGGATTTAATGTAGGCGGCACACTTGGAGTAGTCGCACCAGATAAAGGATTTACAAGAAGTAACAAACCTATAGTATTCGTACAAAAATTTGGTGATGGATATGAGCAACGCATAGCAAATGGTATAAATAACTTAGAACAACAATTTAGTCTTAACTTTGCAAATAGACCAAAAGATGAAATAGATGATATAATTGCTTTCTTTGAATCTAAGAAAGGGGCGACTGCATTTGATTATATCTTTTCAGATACAAATGCAGGAAGCAATGAAGAGACAGTAAAGGTAGTCTGCGAGGATTGGAGTCAAACCTGGGACTACGATGATTATTACAGCTTAACGGCTACATTTAGGAGAATATACGAAGCATAATGTCAACCATAGTAGAAGATGTACAAAAGCTAGACCCCGCCTCAGAACTAATACATTTATTTGAAATAGAAGTATCTAAGGGAGTGTTTGCTTACTTTTCAGGAAGTGGAGTAGAATCAAATCTAGGGAGTCTTAAGTTTAGAGACTACGATTCTCCTGGCACAATTAGAACATACGCTCCTATACCAATAGAAGCACAAAATTTTGAAACAAAGAATGATGGAGCAATGGCCAGACCCAACGTTACTATTGCAAATGTTACTAATGTTTTAAGTACTGCTACAGGAAGTGTTAACTATCATAGTCTACTAGGATTAAAACTAATTAGAAGAACCACCTTAAAAAAATATTTGGACGATGGTACTGGAAATAGTGCAAATCCCCCAGTAGAGTTTGCAAGACAAGTCTGGATAATAGACAGAATTAAAGCGAGAAGTAAAACAGCAATACAGATGGAACTAGTTTCTCCATTTGATATAGAAACAGTACAGATACCTGCAAGAAAAGTATATGCAGATAGATGTTCTCATAAATATCAAGGAGCGAGTTCTCATTTAGATAGATGGAAGAAAGCACAGAGTGGATGCCCATGGGCTATAGACGGATCATACTTTGTAAATGGTACTTCTCATGTAATTTTTGTAAATCAAGACAACGAGTATGTAATACCTAGTTCAACTACTTTTACATTATATAGTTCTGGTAGCATAGTAAAAAATGCTTATTATAAGACTACTAAAACAACAACAAGATTTAACGCAGATGGAACGAGTAGTTCTGTAACTATAAATAATTATTGGCAAGCTGTGTTTGGAAGTAACAGCCCAGGAACTCCCACAGACTCAAATACAAATTTCAAAAGAGTACGAATATATAGTACTTATAGTGCTAGTACAGAATACTACACTTATTTAGATGATAGAGACAACGACTATGTAGTATATACAGATGCTGTTTCTTCTTCTGAAAATTATAACAAATCATTATTATGGAAAGCTGAACAAGCTAATGAAGGACAAACACCAACCTATGGAGAATTTTGGGAAAAAGGAGATGCTTGTAGTAAGACAACTGCAGCATGCAAAATGAGATTTGGGTGGATAAAAAATGGAAGCACAAATAACGGAAGCGTAACAACAGACACAAGAGTTGTACTACCTTTTGGAGGATTCCCAGCAGCAAGGACATTTAAGTGATAGAAGAAATATATAAGCATGCAGCAGAGTGTGCCCCGCTAGAATGTTGTGGACTTATTGTAGAGGATAATAATAACAAACGATATATTCCGATGGAAAATATTTCTGAAAAAGAAAATTACTTTGAAATGAACGAGTTAGCTTTCGCATCCTTTCAAGCCATTTTCAAAATATTATATGTAGTCCATAGTCACTATGAGCAAAAATCTTGCCCAAGTGACCTAGACAAAACGAACTGTAACAATCTTGGTATACCATACTTTATCGTATCGTACCCAGACAAAGAATATACAATTTTACAACCAAATGAATAGAAAAATAATACTAAAAGGACAAATGGGAAAACTATTTGGAGAAGAGCATAATTTAAATGTACGAAGCGTGCAAGAAGCAATGCATGCTATAGATGTTATAAAGGGCGGACTTCGCAGATATTTAATGGAATGTACGGATCAAGGAACAGTATTTACAGTACAAAAAGGAAAAACAGTCAAAGATTACACAAAAGATAATATGCCTGATTTTTTAGCAGCAGATGAATTAAATCTTATAGAAGACGAGGATATAATAATTACACCAATACCTTCAGGAGCTGCTAGTAAATTAGAAAGCTGGGCTAAAATTATTATAGGAGCTATACTTATGGTTTTATCTTTTACTTTAGATGTTTCTGGTTCAACAGCTGCAGCTTTATTTAGTACTGGTATGCAATTAGCTCTAAAAGGAATTATAGAATTAACAACACCAGACCCCGATAGTAATGATGAAGAATCAGCAACTCTGTTCAATGGCCCTGTCAACACTAGTAAAACAGGAGTTCCAATACCAATGGCTTATGGTAAAGTAGCAGCAGGGGGAGTTGTAACTAACTTTGCTTTCACAAAATCAAGAATACAAAACTCAGCAGGCTATAGTAAGAATGCCTACGGATATAACTGGAATTTATAATGGCTATAATAATAAACAATAACGAAAACGAACCTGTTATTGGTGGAGATCTACCAACTACTTCTTCTAATGGAATGACAAGACAACAAACAGCTATTATATATGATACTTTATCAGAAGGGCCGATTGAAGGATTAGTAGACCAAGGAGCTAGTATAAAGCTTAATGGTAATCCCGCGTATAACTACGGAGACAAAGATATAGTAGCAATTTTAGATAGTAATGATGTTAGCTATGTAGCTTCGACTGGAGTAATCACCGATAATAATAATCCTAGTTTTATAGATTCAGCAAACACAGCACAAGGCTCTAGAGATATACTTATTGTAGGCGGATCAAAAGCAGGTACAATTACTACTACTATTGGAAGCACTACACTCACAAGCGCTTCTGGATTTACGTTTGCAGCTAGTGATGTTATTGGTGAAGGAGAAAAAAGATTACAACCACAAATCAGAATAACATCAGCAGGAATAGATGGTTCAGATTTAATTACAACAATAACAGAATTTGTTAGCAGCACCTCAGTCAAAGTAGCTTTAGCACCTTCCGCTAGTGTATCAGGAACAGCAGTTGAATTAGACTATGTTGGTACAGTAAGCAGTTATGATAATTCAAATAACAGAGTAACAATTACAGCAGGAGGACGAAACGTAAGCAATGTTTCAGCAACTCTAAGTACTCCTGAAAGAACCACAGAACAAGCTCCTTTGGCAAAATACGATAATTTTTTATGGGCGTTCAGAAATGGAGAAAGAGACCAGTCATACTTACCTACCCCTTCAGGAGTTGGTAGTGGCTCTGCTGCTCATAGTGTGTCAGGCGGAGACTTAAAAACAGTTCCTAATACAGGCTATCCTACATGGAGTCAATTAAGAGTAAGTATAGGAGATAACCCTGCGTACTCTGGCACTACAAAAACTGTAACAGCAGACGAGATGGGTATTGATGTTCCAGGAGAAATTGATTTAATAAGATGTACTTTTAATTTTCCTCAAGGATGCTACAAATGGAAAGCAAAAGACAGTACCTTAAGACACGCAGGTGCATTAATTAGAATTAAATTTCACTATCAAAGAGGTAGTAATGCTTACAAAACCGTTATTGTAAACGGAGCTTCATCATATTCTAGCCTAAGGAGAAAAGAAGGATATACTCCAGATGACGGTCACTATGCTACAGGAGGCTTCAGTAATAAGACAAGACAAGGATTTAACTATTTATTTGAATTTGATATAAGTAAGTACGGCCCTTTTGATGATTACTATTTAACTTTTGAAAGAATAAATGAAGTTGGTGGAGAGTATGGTAACTGGGTAGTACAAAATAATGCAGTATTAAAAGTTGTAGAAAATATAGTAATGGATAGATTAAGTTATCCTTACTCTGCTTTCGGAGCAGTAATCGTAGATGCACAAGACTTTTCCTCAATACCAAAAAGAAGTTATGAAATAAGAGGACTAAAAGTACAAGTTCCAACTAACTACTTTCCAAAAGATGAATTAATACAGGGAAGTTCTATAAGAAGAACAACTCCTTCGTATACAAGAAATGTTAGTACTGGTGCAGATACTTCAAATTATGCAGATTGGGACGGTAATTTTAGAGGAGATATAAAAACTTTCGCTCCAGGCAATGCAAACTATGATACAGTTTATACTAGTAACCCTGTTTGGATTTTTATGGACTTAATGACTAATCCAAGATATGGGCTAGGGCAATATATTAATCCTAATTTCGATTTTTCACAAATAGACAGATACACTTTATACGGATTAGCAAAATACTGTGACGAACTTGTACCAGATGGAAAAGGTGGACAAGAACCTAGATTTGAGTGTAATATTTATATTCAAAAATCTACTAGCGCTATAAAAATATTAAAAGATTTCAGTTCTACAATGAGAAGTATGTTAATCTGGTGGAACGGAGCAGTTACTTTAGGAGCTAACATACAGAAAGGTGCAATTTATACCTTTACAAAATCGAATGTTATAGATGGCACATTTAATTATGCAGGAACTTCAAGTAGATTTAAACATAATCAAGTAATAGTAACTTGGACTAATCCCGAAAAACAATATAAACAAGACA